CCGTCGAAAACAGTTCCCGGATGGTATAGTTCGAAGTCACGATAATAGTCTTCGGTCGAATCTGAACTTGAGAGCCCTTCATCTCCACAGGAAAAGAGTACTTGTCCGTCCACCTCTTGAGGAAGGAATAGAGGTAGGAGTGGGATGTATCCAGGTCGTCGATGATGACAGTTTCTTGATTCGTGTAACCATCCCACCACTTATTAGGAAGTTTGTCGTAATGCATGTTATCAGTCCCAAGACGCGCTGTGTAGCTTTTCCCAGTCCCAGGTGGCCCATAGAACCACTTACCGCAGACATCCGTAATAGAAGGAAGAGGTCGTTGATGATCAGATTGAATGGTCTTGAAGGCCTTCAGGTGAGGAATAAGAACATCCCGTCGGATATCATAAAGACGTCCAGCCTTGGCAAGCTCAAAACCTTCTTCCAAGCGCTCAGCGCGGGTGGCAGTGGCATCCGCAGTCCGGACTTTCGGGAACAGGCCGTCTTCGAAGAAATTGCCGCCTTTCTTGCAGTAATCAGACGCTTGCTGTGGAGTGCCCTTAGTTGGTTCCCAGTGAGCGCCGGGGAGAATCTTCTTGCAACCGGTGAGACGCTTCTTGTCTTTGAAAATGATATAGCCCTGAAGGTGAGGAGTGCCCCTAAGTAGCCCTTCTTCTTCTCCATAGACCAAGTACGTATAAAGATCGGTCGTAAGACGAAGCTTGTCACGAGATGTCCAGTTGTTGAGAGTAAAGCACCAATGCTTAGCATAAGTAGGAGTTTTCCCAACAGTACCGACTAAGTCTAGGTCAGCCATAGTTTTCGGAGATTGAGAAAAAGTATAGAAAGAACAGACTTTTTATATAGGAATGGTTCGTCTCGGGCACTTTGGTACGATCCGAACGTGGGGGGTAATAATGACCCCCACGTTTTGGACCCATTCCTTATATAGTAAAATTTTGATGATCAGTGGAAGATCAGTGAAAAGTCACATGACACTGCGCAGAAGAGATATATGCAGACAAAAATAAGCAGGGTATTTCGGATATATTATCTGCTACTGATGAGGTCATCAAAAAAGCACAGAAAGTTCTTTTTCTGCGTAGAGTCTTGTTCTTGAGTTTAGTATCAATTTGTTTTCTTGTTATCTGTCTTACTCCCCCATCGCTGGGGAAGCGCTTTAGCTGTTCTGTATTGATATGTCAGGTGTCATAGTTTACAGGCTTTTGGAAGACACTCTATCACGTGATGTTTTGTGAGAAAAAAAACAGTATGTCATATTCAATATACAATAGGTGTATGGATATTGGGATGTAGCCAAGGGCATGGGAGTCCTTGAGTAGAAGTGTACATCAGGTGTCACGTCAGGCGCTCGGGGCTTGCTCGGCTGTGCCTCGCTGCGACGGCACCCCACTCGTCGCTTCGCTCCTCGGGGGCTCGCGGCGGCATGCGCCTTGCTCGGGGAACCTGCGGTTCCCTGCCTACCCCGACTGCGCCTTCCTCAGTGTTCGGTGTAGTTCGTGACACACACACATATGACTATTGGTGGGTGATATAGTATGATAATGAGAAGAAAAGTGTTCAAATGTATATAAACGTTATTTTTATTGGGATGTTTGATTGTGCACACAACACAAAGTCTACACATCAGTGAAAGAGAACTTGCTTGCAAACTCAAATGAGGCAGAGTTCTGGAGATCTGAGAGAATGGCGTAGTAAAGGCCGTTCTTGTTAGGACGATCGGTGGATGGGTCAAAAAGCATGTCGAAGTTGAGAGAAATAGATCGTTCAACGAACATGCCAAGTGGAAGTCCATCCGGAAGGTAGTCGAATTGAGTGTTGGAGGTAACGGTAGTGGAGTTCACCTGTCCGGGCTGGGGTACACCCAGGAAGATAACTTCGTCCATGAGCACACTAAAGTTGTATTGCTCATCTGGATTCCACATGCCAGTAATAACATCACCGGCAGACCCATAGTAGTCGGTGCAGGCGATAGTCGCAGCTGCTGCAGCGTCACGCACCTTGAGCACGATCAGTCGCGCAGTGGTACACCCACTTGGGTAACCAGCGAGATTCTGCGTAGGAGAAAGTGGTAGACTCGATTTCACACGAAGGCGCAGGTCCAAGCGCTTAGCACGCACGTGGTCACCAGTGCGCTCATCACTGGCAGTCCCCTCAATAGGGTATGCAACAACAGGCTTGAACGTGCCTGCACCAACCTCATCAGTTTGGCCGGAATCTCCGTGGAAAGTAAACTTGAGTTCCGGCTTGGTTTCCTTTGTGAGTCGCTTGAGTTGTCTGGAGAGATCGGCCACAGAGGGCTTCTTTGCCTTACGACCCACAGAGCGCCGGCTATAAGTGCGACGAGCACCATAGCTAACAGCAGTTGTGCCAGTGGCATCGGCTTTGATTGTTCTTGGCATATATAACTATGCAGAAAATTGTGATGAGGTTAAGAAAAAATAGGTAGGTTTATATAGTAATGTTTTAGTCTATACTCAACTGGACTAGATCAAATCACTCTTCATCACTATCAAAAATAGAAATGTACACTCTCTCAGGAGTCTTCGCAGGTTCAGGAACGGGCTCGGGAGTAGGCTCCCACTCAAAGTCGGTAGCAGTAAAAAGCTGGGCATTCTGACGGTGCAGAACTTGAGGACTCGGAGGAGGTGTCAGAGAGCTCCTCACGACACCGAAGTGAGTGGACGTAAACCGCCTCTCCAAAGCTTGGATATCCACTTCTTTCACTTTCGGGTCCGTCGAAAACAGTTCCCGGATGGTATAGTTCGAAGTCAC